GCTTTGTTAGCTCTAATTCTATTGGCTACAGTCTCAAAAACATGGCCTTTATCGGCCGGGATGTGCATGTTTTGCCAACGGGTCGCGTTGGCTTCTTTAAGGTTCATTATGGAACTCCGTTGACAGCGTGGATTGCGGTCCATCCAAGGATATCGAAAGGATTGTCCTCGACAGAAGAAATCTTAAACTGGAAGGCCCTTCCTTGTCCACGCGCTTTAAGTCTTTTACCTTTGTTTGAATACGACAAGTCTTGATGAGAAACCAACTGTCTGCTTGACCACTTACCAGTTCCGGAGCCTGTGTTAGCGAAGTCCCACTGCGATTGGAAGTGGTATTCGACAGGATCGTCTAGACGGCTGAACAGTTCTACCCAGTTAACCTGAGCTTTTCTAAGACCTTGTCCCGGAAGGCGATAGCCAGAGATAAAATACGAACTATAAGCTTCACCTAGACCGTCGTAGCTAATCCAATCTTTATAATCGCCACTAGTTCTCTCTGCAAATGTGAAGAGAGTGTTGGCTCCACTGGTATAGCTTACAAGATATTTGTCGAACTGCTGGTCATCGTTGCCTGACACGCTGAACGAGATCACTTGGTTTCCAAGTGAATCTACCACGTTGTTACTGCCGCTGTCAACAACATTGTTTACATTCACAGGCCTAGTAACCAATTCTGTAGAAAGAATTCCATGGACATTGACGTTTGTGTTGCTAATAGTCCAAGGGTAGAAAGCGTTTGTTCTGACGTTGTAGTTCAGAATTCTATCGTACTTGTAAATACTATTGATGTCTGAAACATTAGAGGTCTTGTACAGCCAGCGAATAATTCCGTCTGTTTTGTCGTAGTATCCGCGTGCGTATCTCTTAGCGCTGACGGGAATACTATCGTAGAAAGTCTTGAATGTATCGTACGTAAGAGACTTCAGAGAAGGTAGACCGCCTTGTTCACTTGGCTGGACGATATAGATACCTTCAGAATTCCACCAAGCAGGGAAACCTGCGACGTTAACAAAAGAGGTATCCGAGATAGAAGAAATATCGCCGAGTTTCAGCACTGCATAGTCAGTAGCAGTGAAACCAATGCCAGTGCTGCCGGTAATATACCACACACCGTTTGCAGCGAACACGCAAAGACCGCCGGGGACTGTCTGCATTTTATAGATAGTTCCGGCTTCAGGAATATAGATCACACCTCCATCGGAAGGGAGAATGTCAAATAAGTCTTCTGCGGTGGGATCGTTGACTTGGTAGCAATATCCGTACTGGTTTACGTTCTCCAGAAGCTGAGTAAAGTAGATATTGCTGTTAAATCCGGCAGTGTTTATACCACTATAAAAAACGCGGCCTGCGAAGAAAGCGCAGCAAGCCGGACGTTGGAAGCTTGTTCCAGTGGATGGAACGGTACCAGCGCTAGCTCCGATAGCAGTCACTCGGTCCATGTTAGCCAAATTTAAAATGAAATGGCCATTAGGAGCAGGAGTGTTTCCTGTCGTAACGTTAGGTACAGTAGAGTTAGTGAAGTCGTAGACGTTAGCAGAAGTTTTAAATCTCCACATGACATCCGAATTGGATGGCATGGTGGTCTGTGCAGTGTCCCAAGCTGTGAGATTCGTATCTGTCCATCCTTGGTTCATAAGATTATACTTATGAGGGACGTTCATAGCTGCATACGTAGTTGTTGGGCGAGTATCTACAGAGTAAGGATCAGTAGTAGCGCCTTCGAAGTCTCTGATTTTCAGAGTAACTGTATTAGACGCAGCAGTGTGTGCAGTAATGTCATAAGACACGCGAATTGGATCGCAGTACGGATGGGTAACAATTAGAAAACCGTTACCATCTGTGAACTGAGCTTCCACAGCGTCCACTGCAGGGGCTCCTGATACCGGAGTCAAAGTTACTGTAGTAGTCTGAGCACCTGTAGAAAATACGCCAGTTCCAGTTGTTTCATAGAAATAAATAGTATTTCCTACTTGCACAACCACAACAGTGACGTTGCCGTCACCGCCGACGTTTTGCCACAGATATTCTTTTATGGCTTTGTTATCTTTGTTTATAGTCTTAGTCGAGTAGTTCTGTTCGAAGTTAAAACCAGTCCGGCGCTGAACGGAGCCATCGATCTCAAAGATACAGTTATCCGTATCCACCACTGCCTTCTCAGGGAAGTTCAGTGCGGTAGCTTCGGTAATAAGACCGTTGATAAAACTATTTTCTACAAAGACTTGAGGCTGCTGAGGCATTATCTACGACGAGCAAAGTTAGGGAGTTTTTGAAAGCTGTTAGAAGCGTTTCGGATATCCTGAGTGTTGGGAACTTCTTGACGGGTTCTCTGAAGATGGACCCAATTCCGTCTAGCAGACTGTTCGGCTTTCTGGTGCACAGTTTGCCTAAGCTCAGCCCATGCCAAAGACTTCGCTTCATTAAGAAGCAAAGCAAATTGCTGAGGCTGAAGATTAGGAACAAACGTATCCAAACGCTCGAAATCAGTTACCTTAGTGCCGTAGCAAAAGGTCTTACTGGACTGGAGTGTTGATTCCACAGCAGAGTCATAGGCGTCGAAGATAATCGTATGGTCGTCTACAGATGTGTAATACAAAGGATGAGTATCATTGCGATAGACATACGTAGTGGTAAAGCCATCCGCGGTATAATTGAATGTCTTTACGTATGTCTCGCTTTGATTAAATCCGTGCATGTAGTCGATGAAGTCGACCAAGGGCATAAACGTCAACGTATTCCAAACTGGAACAGTATCCGTAGCTTGCCTAGTATCGTACTTAATCCACTCAATAGACTCGATATCAGCAGGGACAGTCATAAGCACAGGCTTAGTCGTGTCATTACTGGCGTCGAGATTGAAAGGAGCTTTGTTCTTCAGAATGCCGCCTCTGGAAAGAATGTCGTCGTAGACAGTCTTGATGACTTCAACAACTTGCTGGCTCTCTATAGAGTCATTAATGGAGTTGATCTCTTCGCCATCCATCGAGGAGAGGACAGCCTGCGTAAGCTCTAAGAGAGTATATTTCATTAGACAGTTTCAGCTTTCTGAAGGTCCTCAGCTCTCAGCAAATCAGCTACGGCTGAGATAATGCCAGCCAACTGAGCGCCAGTGAATTGATACTCTCCAACGGTGTAATGCTTATCAGCTATTTCCGAAAGACGTCGTTCGACAACAATGTCTCTGGCGCCAAAGTATCGATCGCCTTGATCCGTTGTGTACACAACTTCTCTGAAGATGGTAAGAAGAGGGTCAGTGTCTGCGAAAGTTTGAATACGAATCTGTTGTGTCCGCTCTTCTTTCTTAAGGTTGATTTGTTCAGTGCCAAGATCGATAGACATATCGCTCTCCGTTAGTAGGTATAAGTGTATCTGGAAGGGAATGTTTGCGCAGAGTCTTCTGTCATAGTAACACCAGTTCCAGTGGCGTCCCCGCCGACAAAGCCTCTGGCCACAGACGCAGTTGTATCAGGATTAGCGCCGCCTGAAGAGCAATAAACACCGATACAATAAGTTCCTGAAGAAGGAACTAAGTACATTGTTGTCAAGGCGAAATCTTCAAACCCAGTCCCACCGTGAGAGACGCTCTGATCATAGACGATATCGTAGTTGCCTGCAGAGTTTCTTTTACAGACCTTTATCTTCATCGTCCTTGCAGTAGCTGAGTATATTCCAATTTTCTGAACATAGACATTGTTTAGAACAGTGGTGGCTCTGTCCACAAAGGTGAAGTTCTGGTTTGCCGCAGTAGTGCTTTGGTTGTTAAGAGTAACTGTGAAAAGACTTTTAGGAACAACAGCTGTTACGGAAGTTGAAGCGGTCATTAGGTTAGACCCGGTCCGGAGATAATCCACTCAGTGGATGAAATCTTCATTGCAGTTGCCATTCCGTTAGCTGCAAGCGTTCTGCTTCCAGTCGTGCCGGGGCCAGCAAGTGTTAGAGTATCCGTAGTAATCGAAATAGTTACGGTGTTGATTTTATTAACAAACGTCAGCGTCGTACCAACTGGATAAGCCACAGAGGCGTTCGCTGGAATAGTGAACGTACGTGCGTTGTTATCCGAAGAAGGGTGAAAGATGCAAGTATTGGCGTCTGCAAGAACTGCTGTATAAGCAGCCGACTGAGAGTTAACAGGGACGTTAGAAGTAAGGTTGACACCTTCCACTGCGATGACACCTGCGGATGCACGGGAGATCGTGGTATCCGAAGCGTTACCGACTTCATAGGAGTTTGCAAGATGTACAGCACTGGTAGAGTTCAGAGGAACTGCTACACCTTCAACAGCAAGAACGCCTGCAGAAGACCTAGAAAGGGTGGTATCCGACGCATGCCCTAGCTCAATACTTCCAGCAGTGTGAACATCGGTAGTCTGATTTAAAGGAACAGTAACACCTTCGACTGCAAGTCTACCAGCAGAAGATCTAGCAAGTGTAGTATCCGAAGCATTTCCAAGTTCAATAGAGTTTACTGTGAGTACATCAGATGTACCAGACCCTGCGAAACTGATAAGCTTCCAACCGCCCCAAGTGCCTGCTACTCTGGTTCTGTAGTGCATCCTTCCGCCGCCAAGCAAGTCGATAGCGACTTGGTAGAGATAGTTAGAAGGATCGGCGTTGTATGCGTCTACGAAAATATACCACTGACCAGATGCATAAGGACCGTTTGTAGTGGTACTATCAGCGCAAGCATAGAAGCCCGGAGTAGTAACAGTATTTAAGTCAGTTGCAGCTGCAATCGTTTGTCGCGGCTTCAGATAGTCAGTGCCAGACGTAGCGTTAGCCAATGCACCGCCAGAGTTAGCCTTAAGAATAGCAGTACCGGAAGGAGGTGTCAGATAATCAGTATTAGCAGTAGCTGCTGAAATGACACCAGAAGTTCCTTTGAGAATGCCGGTGGTAGTCGCTCTCTTAAGAGTGGAACCGCCCGTGCCATTCCAAAGCGCAATTTCGCTATCTACAGAAGCTCCGGGACCTGCAACAGCTCCGTTGTCGCCTGATTTATAGAACTGGACAGACAAAGAGTCTGCATTGCTGAATGTACCGTTGCTAGCTACGTGAGAAACAGTAACCTGTTCCCAAGTCGTATTATCAGTAACCGCCGCCGTTACGCCGTAGATAGCGAACGTAGCGGGAGTACCGACCTTACGAATTTGAATGTAACCGCGAGTAGTTGCAGTGGCCGAGCCCCAAGTCGACATGTAGTTACGAATGCTTGGATTGCCAGTATCTGCAGTATTAACCGAGAAAGCAAGAGCCGTGACGCTTGAAAGTGTTGCGTTATTGAAACGCACTTTCGCAGAGCCCGGATCAGCCATGGTGGTCGATGTATCGAAGGTATAGAAGTTGCCGGCAACAACAGTAGCGCTAGCAGCAGCAGACGTGGCGCTGTTTGCAGCGTTAGTAGCAGACGTAGCTGCGTTAGTCGCTGAGGTAGCAGCGCTAGTTGCGGAAGCAGATGCTGCTGATGAGCTGGCAGCTGCGTTAGTCTCGCTAGTAGCAGCATTAGCTGCACTAGCTGCTGCGGCTGCTGCATATGCAGGAGCATTTCCGATATCTACTCGACGAGCTGCATCGTTATCAGCAGCAGGAGCGGGAAGATTGATAATTCGCTGGGAGTTCATATCCAGCGAAGCAGTCATTTGATTAGGACTAGTGCCATCTCTAGACAGCGTCTTTTCCATAGCTGCTTCAATGGCATCGTTATTAGCAGCAGTAGTCGTGATAAACGACGACTCGTCCTGCAAGTTACTTGGATTTGAAAGTGTAAGTTTTGCCATTAGGTTTTAACGCAAGTAATGAAGACCATGGAGAGAGGACGCGCTTCCGAAGAACCTGTCGAACCTGAAGTACCAGTCGACGTAACAGTGTGCGTATGGGCGCCATTGGAAACCGTAGCTGCAGTAATACCTGTGGTATTGCTAGCAATCGTAAGAACTTGACCGTGAGTGATCACACTGTCATTGCCGCCCGGTTTCGCAGCAGATGTGATATTGCTTGCTGCCGCGCCTTGGATATCACCTACCGATCCGGGGTGGCCGTGACCGGGATCAGTTATATTAACAGTATGGGTGTGTGCGCCTTGGCTGTCAGTAGTACCTGTAACACTCAGACTGTGCGTGTGTGACTGGTTCTGATCGGCTTGGACTTGACCAACCGCAGTGGCTGAAGTTCTAGACCGACGATAGCGACCAGCGGTCGTAAGGTCAGGTAGCTTAATAGTTCCAGTGTCAAGAAGCCACGGAGAGACAACAAGAGTTGACGTGCCTGAAGAGGAGGCGTTGCCTGAGAGAGTTATCTGAGTCGCAGAGTCTACGGAAAGGATAGTAGTGCCCGAAGCAATACCTGTTCCGAAGACGTAGTAGCCAACTTTAAAATTCGTTGTGCTTGGAACCGAAGTAATAACAGCGCTGCCGCTGGTTCGAGTTCCAGAAGAAGTAATCGACATAACGCCGTAGAGGGCCGAGTATGTCGTAGTTGAAATCGTTGAGCCATCGCATTCAAGCCAGCCCGTAGGAGCTGCTGGAGCTACGAAGTCGGCAATCATCCCAGTAAAAGCAGATGTACCGATGGCTTGCCAAGAGCCGCTTCCCGCGCCATTGGCAACATAAACCGTACCCGAAGACGCCGAGGCGACACCTTTGGGTTCGTGAAGTTCTGCGCCAGTGAGAGACGCGTGAGAGACGTTTGCCATATTATTCCTTTAGAAAAAGGGGGAGCCGAAGCTCCCCCAAGTTCATTAGACCTTGCGGTAACGCAAACGGATGGTCACGACGCCGGCGGTGAAAGCCGCGGTATCGTAGTCAGCCGTGAGGTAACCGGGGTTAGAGCCGGTAGTGACACCCATCAGAGCGCCTGCGCCGGTAACACCGACGGAGTAGGTCTTAATGGTTCCGGCGGAAGCCCAGTCCGTGCGAGGAGCAGCGGCAAGGAAACCGTCGTAGTCAATTTCGGTCGAACGGTCAGTCCGGATGAGACCGAGGTTCAACGTAGCGCCGCTGCCAGTGGCAGCAGTTTCGTTGATAACAATAATCTCTTCCATGCGGAAGCCCGCTGGAATGTTAATGTTGTCGGTACCCGTGATGATTGCTGCAGCAGAGCCGAGAGTCGTCAGATCGAGCTTGATGTCGATCTCACGATAATCACCGACGGTGACAACTTCGCCACCAGCCTGAGCAACAGTCTGTTCCAGACCATATTTTTGGTAAAGACCACTAAGCATTTGTGCCATTGTTATGATACTCCTTAGTAGCCCTGGCTCTTATCCGTGAGGATAATGACCATGTTCTCGGGACGGAACACTGCAACGCCGTATTCGCAAATCGTCAGAAGTTCCATCTGCTGGAGATCTTTGTTGAACTCCGAGAAGACAGTGGGCATCTGGCGGAACGCAGCGATCCAAGGCAGCGTGTTACCCGGCTCAGCCGAGAAGAACAGGTTGACTTGGCCGTTGGTCGTCACCGAACCGTTACCGGGCTGAGAGCCCGAGATGGTTTCAGTGAGGTTCGTGGGCAGATAGTTCGAGACGTAGATGTCCCAACCGAAAACGGAGAACTTGAACTGGAAGCCAGAGACAAGGCCGTCGATAGAGACAGAACCCCAACGCGGGATCGGGGAGAGCAGACCAGTGATTGCAGTGTTAGCCTGAATCTGCGCAGCAGTTTCAGGGGCAACAACAGCAACGAGGTTGCGGCAAGGAACGTTCATCTTGCGCAGAGCGAGCTCAGCACGGGTGAAATCCTTGAATGCAAGCGTCGCGTTCGAGCCCGACGCCACCAAGCGGTGGGGGAACCCGTTCATGAGGTTTGCGTTAGCAGACGTTTGGGCTGCGTTGGCACGGTCAAAGACGCGCGCTTCGAAGCTCTTCATCAGAGCCCGATGCTGTTCGGGAGCAAAGGCCGCTTCGACCTCAGCTGCCCAGAACGAGTCGCGCTTGAACTTGCTCGACATGGAGTTGGCCGAGTACTGGTAGCGATCAATGGTAAACGTGAAGTTACCAGTGTCGAACTTGTTGTACTTGATGGCCTGACCTTCTTGGAAGTCAGAGACCTCAGCCTGACCCATGCGGGGCATGTTCAGCGTAACGCCGTCAGGAAAATCCGTGATTGTGCGAACCCAACGCATGGCGAACAGATCATCCTGAAACATCCGGGTGAT